AGAAAGCCATTGCGGAAGGCGGCCAGGATATGTTGACTATCCTCTGTAAAGGCAAGTGAAGCTCCCACCGGATAACGGCTTGCCCAGTCCAGTACCAGAATCAGCATCATCCGCTTTGCCTTTCCGGTTTTGGGGTCAAGGATATCAAGGGCAAGCTTGTGTCCATCCGCCACCCAGACATCACCAACCCTGAGTAAGCTGCTGTCTCTGTGGATGGTCTTGATGATATGCTCTGCCACGAACTTACTGCCCATGCGAGCCTGTTGCCAGATATCGGGATTGTTATTCCTGAAGTCTGTACACCACCTTCTCAGGGTGGGAATGCTACTCCCCGAATCAAAGTAACCAAGCCGGGCTTGGGCTTTTAGCAGTTTGATGGCAGAGCCGATCTTAACCCGATTGGGATGCAGCAGCATGCTCAGCAGAATTTGACTCTCAAGCTCTGATACCTTGCGTTTACGGATAGTGTTCCAATTGCTGTGGACGAGAGCAAACATGTTGTAGTCCGATTGCAGATATTGCTCTATCCAGGTGCGGATAGTTCTCTCACAGCGTTTATCACGCATCTGATACAGCTCCGGCACCAGTAATCCGTTGTTGTAATCAAGCACTATCTGTTTCCATTCCTCAGTTCTGGACTCACAATCACGCAGCCGGTTCAGCACAACAGTGCAGAAATGTCCCAGCAGCTTTGCCTCTTCCAATCTACGCAAAGGCAGATTGGCATCTTTACTCAGATCCGGATACTCCGTTACCGAGTGAACTTTGTCCGCAGCAGTGATATCTGGATGAGCGTCCTGTGACAAAGTTGGATCACTACACAAGCCCATCTTGGGTTCATCAATACCTGGCACTGTGACACATTTCTCGGGAGATAAATTGTCACAGCGCTCAAAGCCTCTCCCATTCAGCATCTCCGGCATTTCATGCTCTTCCTGAACCACTGTGACACCTGTCACGGTGCCTAATTTGTCACAGTGGTCTTGCCATAAACCGCCCTGCCGATGAGCTTCAAAAGTCGCTTTCATCAGCGCCTCCCTTATTATAATAGTAGGTTCTACTATCCTGTACTGCAATATGTTGGGAAGTCCTTTCTGTTGTAAATGCGCTGAAAATGCAAGAAATCTGCCAACCAAATCCTGCTTAGCGATTCGACCATCTTTTATCTATAAGCCCTGCCTCTTTTATCTCCCAAGAACCAGACAGAATCAAATGAACCATTGAAGCAAACCCCTGTTCAAAGCCCAACACAAGTAGCATAAAGACTTTTCCCAAAGCGCTTTAGACCGGATTCAGACTTGTTCCAGTTCTCCCACACCACCCAGCACTGTGACAATAAAAGCGTTAACAAATCTGATGAGTTCTCCCAAAAATCTGATCATCCGAAACCAGTCCATAAACAGAGCAAATTTGCAATAATCGTGATACAAAACGTCCAGAAACGTCCAAAGACCACTGTGACACAAACCAAAGCCAGTCTTATCTATCTCTCTGCCTGATAAGCCAATAAGACCACTGTGACACGTGATACTGATTTGAAGGTTTGGGTGAGAACTTATATCCAGTCTCGTCGGCAAGTGTCAAGGTTGGGACTGGACTTGCCTGCCGGTTAAAGCTCCGTCCTTGCTTAGGTTTGGTGATAGCTTCCCTCCTCCGCTCCGGTTTCGGGGATCATCCTCTACGCAAACTAATGCCACATCCCCTCGAACGGGTCATGGGTATTCAGATGGTTACCATACTGTTCCTGCTCATTGCTCACCTTGTCTCAATCCCCTCGAACGGGTCATGGGTATTCAGATTTTGAGGCTCTCGTCAAGTCCGCACAATGCAAGTATTATGGTCTCAATCCCCTCGAACGGGTCATGGGTATTCAGATCTAACCATCCACCGCCATAAGCCCTCACTATCCGGTCTCAATCCCCTCGAACGGGTCATGGGTATTCAGATTTGTACGCAAACGTTAGCTCCACCCACACCTACGGGTCTCAATCCCCTCGAACGGGTCATGGGTATTCAGATTATATGATTATTCTGGCTCTTGCCCAAGCGATCTATGTCTCAATCCCCTCGAACGGGTCATGGGTATTCAGATGACTATCAGCCTGAGAACTATATGCAGATTTGGCAGAGTCTCAATCCCCTCGAACGGGTCATGGGTATTCAGATTCAATACATCCCACGCGTTATAGCGTCGCAGAACGGTCTCAATCCCCTCGAACGGGTCATGGGTATTCAGATTCAATACATCCCACGCGTTATAGCGTCGCAGAACGGTCTCAATCCCCTCGAACGGGTCATGGGTATTCAGATAGCAGCGTTTTTAGCTCATTGCAGGACAGAGGCTTGCAAAGGCGTTTCGGACGGCGACGGGTTTTCTGATCTCCGGGGGGTGGGGGCATGTTTTTTCGCGTCTCGCAAATACTTGTCTTGCAGTGAGTTGTAAAAAGGACGGTGATTTGGCCAAGGACAGAGGTCAAATCCCTCTCCCTCAACAAGTTGGGCTAATATCGCTCTATTCATCCAAATCACCGTCCTTGAAAACCATGTTTCTGATGTCTTACCAATATGCAAGCCACTTTTTCTGTCAAGATAAATCCGCAGCCAGGTTCAGACGATTATCAGTTTTGTAAAGAGGCACCTGAATTTGCATAAGAGGTCACTGTGCAAATATTAGGTTATCTTTATGAGGGATAAGAAGTTATTGTGATTTTGGGAGTGATTCTAATCAGGGATGATTAGGGAGTTTTAGCGGTACCTGGGTCACGATTCTTGCATAAAGACGCTGAGGAGAGAGCAAAATAGGGGAAAAGCAGTTTGTGGTAAGTAGTAGCTGTTGTGATGTTGACAGAGAGAGGGATATGGGTTATTTTGCGGAAAAGCGGAGGTCACTAATTCTTGCAAACCGGGTCACGATTCTTGCATAAAGCATAAATGTGCGTAACCTGAAGCGAACTCCTGGAACCATTTTTATGAAATAGTGTGGCAGGAGTGGGCAGTAGAAGGCAGGAGCGCTGAATATAGTAGTGAATAGCCACATTATCCGGCCATACTGGCCTACATTTGGCCGGGTATTAGATCTGCGGACCTTCAGTTAGTCTCAATGTACTCATGCAGCGAGGCAGCAAGAGAAGCAAACCTTGCTTCCAAAGAAGGCATGGCGTCCCTGGGGGGATATGTGCCATTTTCCAGTGTGCCCATGGTGAACGTTGTAATCACCTGGTTATCTTTGCAACCGATCTTCAAAGTATAGGACGCCCAATATGGTACATAAGCCACAGAGACCAGGATAGAAGGCTTAGCCACTAAAGTACCGGTTTCCGGTTGGCGGAGGTTAATGACCTTGTTGGCATCATCAATGTTCAGACTTAACCACTCCTCAGCAAGATAGTAGGCCGCAGCCTGTTCTTTAGTAACAGCGTTGGTATAGGTGTAAACACCTTCTCCAGGGTCAAACCCATACCGGGTTGTTACATTGGCGCAACCAGACACAGACAAGGCAATGATGATAGCTATCAGTGTTGGGAATAGTATGTTGTAACGCATGAATAGCTCCTTAGATGTATTTACGGATGGAGAGGACCAGAACGGCGATCAGCGCGCAGTCATCGGTGTCTCGATTAAAAGCAACGGGCTTATAGCTGGAGTTGATGGGCCAAAGCCAGGCGGTGCGGTGACGGTGATCCAGGACGTATTGCTTGAGCGTGATACCGTCCGCGGTGCGAAAGGCACAGACGCGACCATCAAGCTTGATCCCGTGCCAGTTGGTGCTGAGCACCACGTAGTCACCAGGCTGGATAACGGGCAGCATGGACTCTCCGTCCACGCGGAACACCCAGTAGGGCGGGGGCAAGGTAAGGAGGGTGGCAGGGACATCCAAAAGCTCATTCGCTTCATCCTGGACAAACTCAAAAGGTACGCCCGCGGCAATGTCGCCCAGGACAGGCAGACGCAGGAGGTCAATACTGCCCTCGCGGGCGCGTACATTATTATACATTTGCCCTTCCCCGGTGATGAGCCAATTAAGGTTGATGTTATAGGTATTTGCTATTTTGGAAAGGTCAATATTCGAGATTGAAAGCTTCCCGGACTCATAATCAGAGACCTTAGCCTGGCTGCAACCAAGTACTTCTGACAACTTTTTTTGGGTTGCTGAAACGCTTGTCCTGACAAGTTTTAAGCGTTGTGCAAGCCCCTCGTTATGAGCTTTCATAGCATTATCCTATATTTTTCGCTTGACAGCATAGCGTATTGCTATATCGTGTCCTCTATATATGACAAGACCCAAATACAAGAGAGGAGAAACGATGTCAAGTGAAAATTTCACGCTGGCCGGGAAACAAATCAAGAAAGCCTTGATTGATCTTGATTTGAGCTACCTGGCCCTGGCGCGGGGGGTGGGGGTATCGGTGTATTACATCCGCGAAATCGTGAACGGCACGCGGAAAGCGCGGGCTGCGCGGCAGCGGATAGCCGTGTTTTTGGCGGCCCAGTACAAGAGGCAGGGGCAGCAGGTGCCGCGGGCGATCCGGGAAGAGGCGGAGGCCGCATGAGCAACAATCACAAGGATGGAGGTATCCAATGAAAAACATGATCAAGCGCGCCTGGGATTGGGCGCAGAGTGAGACAGGGGACATGGTAGTGGGCGGCTTTTTGCTGCTCGGCTGCCTGGGCGTCGGCTTTTGGCTGATGTGGCTTTTATGGGCCTGCGGGTGGGGGTGAGAGATGAATTTGGATAAGATGATCAAAGGCAGCGCAGAGGAACTGAGCAAACGGCTGAACAAAGCGTTGGAAGAACACCGGGAGAAGATGCGTGAACGGGACGCTCGGATGGAGGCAATCCCGACCTTAGATAACGGCAAGGAGTATAGCCCAAGAATGTTCGGGCACAACGGGGACAAGGACCAGCCTAAGAGTGATGCGCGAAGTCAGACAGCGTCGCAAGGGCGTGAATCATGATGAGGATAAGAAAAGGAACTCTTTGTCGGTCCGGACGCGTAACAAGACGAACTCAATGGTATCGGGACAGGGTATCGGGACATGGTTATCGTCAAGATAAGCCAGGTAAAGAAGTCTCTTTGGCGGAATCTGGTCAAGGCGATCCAGATTGTGGACCAAACGAACAAAGAGGCCAAACAGAATCTCAAGATCAAGGTATTGTGGCAGCTGTTTACGTGCCACAAACTCAAGCGCAGCCCGATTCACACGGTCGTTGTCTCGCGAAGCCAAAGCTTCCAGAGCAGCTGGATCAGCTTGGGATTCAAGCTGTAGCAACTGCTCCATATATGGCAAAAACATCGCGGTGTATTGAGCGATGGATTGCTTCAAATCAGCAACTGTAATGGTTGGCAGGTTAAGAATTATCATGATGGGACGCTCCTTCTATAATGGTTGTGAGACTATGAGCAGGACTGGGGCGTCCCGCCTTTTTGTCAAGAGCAGAGTTGAAACCGGCCCCGCGCGCGAGGCCCGTTTGAGCTTTACAAACCACCTACCTACAACTCCGGGGCGGGAGAGGAGTCGACACCTCCCCGCCCTTTTTGAGAGTTTAGCGGGTGGAAATTTTAACAAGGAGCTGTAGAATGAGTGGTCAACACATTAACGCAAACTGGCTCACGGTAAAGGAATACGCGGCCATTAAGGGGATCAGTGAGCGAGCGGTACGCAAAAACATAGCAGCTGGTAAATACGAGATTAGAGAGGTGCCGCACCCCTCCAGGAAAGATCAAGTATCTTACGAAATCTGGACCGCCGAACCAGAGTGCGGAACCAAAAGTGCGGAACCAGAGTGCGGAACTAAAAGTGCGGAACCAGAGTGCGGAACCAAAAGTGCGGAACCAGAGAGCGGAACCAAAAGTGCGGAACCAGAGTGCGGAACCAAAAGTGCGGAACCTGAGAGCGGAACCAAAAGTGCGGAACCAGAGTGCGACAACCAGGATGAAACCTTGGGCGCGTGTGAGAGTTGTTATGCCAAAACGATGTGCCATAAAGCAGAGTGCTGTTACGAGTGCGATGAATACAGCCACTGCAACAGCCACCAGTGCAAGTTAGCCTGGGCAGAGTCACAGCGCACGGGCAACGACTACCAGGACGTGATGGCCGGCTATCGGGATCATCGAACGAGCGCCGCGGGCGCCGTCATGGCCGAGGTAATGTGCGACGACCCCGCTCCGGAGGTGACAGAGGTTGTGAAACCTGCTCCGGGCAGAGTGGTTGAGTATGTTCCTTACCATAAGCTTGATGAGGCGCAGTTGTACGCGCTGCTGATGCAGGAGATCGAGCGGAGATTGCGGAGCGCGAGCAGCCGGGGGGCGTGTTGGGAGGAAATCACGGGCGCGTACAACGCCGGTGACCTGGTGCCTGAGCTGCGCAAGCTGCGGGGCTGTCGGAGCGAGCGGGGCCTGCGGCATTGGTGGCAGCGCTGGAGCGAGACGGGCGACATGTTTGAGCTGGTTCACAAGAATACGGCTCAGATCCGTGGGCGCAAGGTGACGCAGTTCGAGCAGGACTATTTGCTCAAGCATCTGCTTTCAGACAGCAAGGCAAGCATTGGCAGCTCGATCACGATGCTGAAGGACGAGGCGCGGGAGCTGGGGCTGGACAGCCCGAGCAGTGAGGCCACGCTCAAGCGCTGGTGCAACGACTGGGCGGCGGCGCATCCCGCGGTATGGGCGCAAGGGCGGCTCGGCGATAAGTATGTGAAGGACAACATCATAAAGAGCCTGATCCGCAACACAGACGACATCAAGTTTGGTGACGTGCTGGTGGGTGACGGCCATGTGATTGGCAACGACATCATCAATCCGCTGACGGGCAAGCCAGCCAGGTTGACGATGATCATGTTTTACGACTGGGCCTCCAGATACCCGGTGGGGGCGAGCCTGGCCTACACAGAGGACAGCGTGCACATCCTCACGGCGCTCCGGAACGCGATATTGCAGCTGGAGTTTGTGCCCAAGTGCGTTTACCTGGATAACGGGCGGGCGTTCAAGAGCAAGCTGTTCACGCAGGCGCCGGAGGACCACGACCTGAGCGTTGAGCTGGCCGGGATACTGCCGCGGCTGGGGATCTACGCGCACTTTGCCGAGGCTTACAACGGCCGGAGCAAGGTGATCGAACGGTATTTCAAGACGATGCAGGAGCAGTGGGAGCGGTTCATGAGTGGTTTCCGGGGGAGCACGATAGCGGACAAGCCGGCACATTTGATGCGTAACGAGAAGTGGGCCAAGAAGATGTTTGAGGGCAAGCCCATGGAGTATGACGAGGCGCTGACGATGGCCTACTATTGGGTGCGCTACATGTATGGCAACCGTCCCAACGCCCAGTTGAAGGGCCAGACACCCTACACCGTCTTCAGAGAGAGCGAGCGGCCGGCAGACCGGGCGGTGCAGATCCGCGAACTGGACATATTGATGCTGAAGGCGGAGCGCAAGCGGGTGCGTAAGGACGGGATCATGCTGATGGGCAACCGTTATTGGGCTCCTGAGCTGGTGGATCACGCGCTGCAGCCGGTGGTGATCCGGTATGATTACTGCGATCTGCGGCAGATAATGGTGTATGATGAGAGGAGTTGGCTGATCTGCGAGGCTGAGCTACGGGAGGGCGTGAACGGCATGGCCTTCTTGAGCGATAATCCATTGGCTTATCACGAGGTGAAAGCGGAGATCAAGGAAAACAAGGCCATCCACCGGATGATCCAGAAGACGACGAAACGGACGGTGGATCGGGCCAAGGACGGCGTGGACCGCGAACTGGCCAAACACCAGGGGATTATTGAGCAGCGCAAGGCCGAGATCGAACAGCACAATCCGCTGTTCAAAAATCCGCCCATGATGCCGCCCAGGAAGCCGAGGGCGGACGTGCATGACGACGTGGCGGCCCTGGAGAAGATCGCGCGCGAGGCTGAGAGCGAGGTGCCCGTGGTGATCGAGCTGGAGCAGGCTGTTGCCGCGGCGGCGCCGGCAATCGAGAAGACGATTGAGCTGGAGGACCTACTGGAAGACGAGGGCAGCTTGGCCTCCACCGTGAGTTTCAAGGAAATGCAAAAAATCATTGGAATAGAGAGGTAAGACAATGAAAGAAGGAAAACTGGCAAGGCTGGGCAACGTGGTGAAAGCGGACCAGTGTTTGGACTATTTACTTAAGCGGCCCCGGCTGGAGATGGTGGGGATGGGCCTGATCTACGGACATCCGGGCCTGGGTAAGACCACCTACGCGCAGCGGATGGCCTACAGTAAGGGCTACATTTATCTAAGACTTGAGAGCTACATGACCCCCAAAGCGTTCGCGGTGGCGCTGAAGAATGCCCTGATGCGGCATTTGGGCGCGGGCGACCTACCCGTGACCGGGAGCGCGGCGGGGATCATGAACTCGATCATCGGTTTGCTGTGCCAGCATCCGGAGGTGGTGATCGTGGTGGATGAGATCGACTACGCCTTCCGGGAGCCGAAGATCCTGGGCGCTTTGCGCGACATTGTGGACGAGACGATGGCGGTGGTGATCCTGGTGGGGATGCAGAACGCGAAGGAGAAGTTGTATCAGATCAACCGGTATTACTTCGACAGGTGCGGGGTATTCTGCGAGTTCGAGCAGCCCAGCAAAAAGGACATCGCAATTTTGTCGGTGACGGTGATGGACGTAAAATTCGCAGAGGACATCGTGGATTACATCTATCGCCGCAACAAGGGGACGCTGCGGGACACGATCAAGCTGATCCACAGCATCGAGAGCGTGGCGAAGAGCATGAAGCTGAGCACCATCACGGTGCATGATCTGGAGGCGCAGAAGTGAGCAAGCTGGTGGAGAATTTCGCGGCCCAGTACCGGCGTCCGTTCAACGTGGAGATATGCGGCAACCTGACCGGTGAGAGCGATGACGCCGTGACGCAAACGATGGCGCGGCTGGTGCGCGCGGGCAGGGCCAGGGAGATCGAGCCTGGAGTATGGCAGGCGACTCAGACGCACCGGATCGTGAACACCAATAGCGTGAACGGTATACGCTGGACCTACCGCGTGAGCGTGGGCGCTAAAGTGATAGAGGTGCTGAGCCAGAAGCGGGTGGAAAGTGTGCGCGACCTGGGCCAGCACCTAAGCGTTAGCCGGCAATACGCCTACATGTATTTGGAGGCGTTGGCGAGCCTGGGCGCGGTGACCTGGACGGGGAGCCGCTACATTGGGACGGGGCAGGACGACCTGACACTTTTAGGCTGTGTGATCGAAAAGGGGATCCTGGCCAGGCTGAAGCGGGAGGCGACGTGACCAGGGAAGAGAAGTGCAAGGCGCTGCGAGGCAAGATCCAGGCGCACCGGATCAAACGGCTGGGCTGGAGCGAGCCAGTATTCAGGTTTATCTTGAAGGGACTGCAGTATCATGACCATCTGCGCGACATGGATTTGGACGAGCTGGAATCTCTTTGGAAGGTGATCTCAGGCTACCGCCGGAGCGGGCGGCCGACAGAGTGGGAATATGATTCAGCCGGGCGCTACATCTACAAGCTGCAGATGGCTGCGGGCTGGAATGACGCGATGCTGCGGACCTTTTTGGCCAACACCTATCACAAGACCCATATCAACCTTTTGACGGAAGAGGAGCGGACCGAAGTCCGGCAGCTCCTGGAGAAAATCACCCAACCACCTATTGAGGAGTACAAACGATGACTACAACCCTAACGTTGCCCATATGGGCACTGATCCTGCTGATCGGCTACAGTTTGCTGTTCACGGGATTGTTCGTGATGGCCTTAGCCGCCATGGAAAGCGAGAAGGCAGCCCATGAGCGCAGCCGCATTCATTTGAAGAAGGAAGTGAGCTATTTTTGCAGGCGCATGATCTCCGCCAAACGAGATCTGAGCCAGCTGCAAAACGACGGCGGCGGCACGGGCACGCGGCACCTGGTGGGCAAGTATGTGGAGGCCATGAACGAGGTATCGCGGGTGCGGCAGAAGCTGCGCGAGCTGGACTCGGAGCTGCTAAAACAGTTTGAAGGGCCGAAGGAGGCGTCATGATCACGCTGAGTTACGACGGGCTGAAGCAAGAGTATGATGCCCGCTCTTACCCCTTTTACGCCGCTCCATATGACCTGAACCTGTTCGGGATCCGATCCGCCGAGACGCGCGCAGGCCATTTTGACGACACGCTGGGGCTGGCCTGGGTGGATGAGGAAGGCGAGCAGTGGGTGTTTCAGGTGCCGGGAACCACCGATCCCGGCGCGTATTACCTGGAGCGTCCGCTCAACTGGCGGGGGACGGCGATATTGGCGCCTGGCCATTACCCCAAGATGTACCGTCCCGGCAAGCACCGGGGCAAGTACAGGGCATTGGTGCAGGTGAGTCCATGCGTGGTGATCCGCGACAATAACCGGGACCGCGTGCTGGACTATAGCGGCAAGCGCTACACCGGACTGTACGGAATCAATTTCCACCGCGCCCTGGCCAGAGGCATTACGCTATACGTGGGGCCGCATTCGGCAGGCTGCCAGGTGGTGAAACAAGCCCATGACCTGGATTACACCCTCAGCCTGGTGGACAAGCAGAAGCTGTGGATCGGCAGCGATGACGTGAGCTACAGCCTGCTATACGCGCCGGAGCTGGTGACGAAGCGGGAGGCGACGTGACCAGGACGATTGACGAACGAATGGCGGCGCTGGGCTTCAAGCATCTGGAGCATACCGACAGCTGGATGAAAGGGCGCTGGTGGGTGGCATGGAAGCGTAACCGCCAGCCTTGGCTGGAAATCAGCAACATGGGAATATTACGGGCCACGGTGCGGACCCTGGCCGAGGCCGCTGAATGGCTGGAGGTGCATCATGATGAGGCTTAAGCTGGTGGTGATCAGCCGGTGCAGCGACTGCAACGTCGAAGGATGCGAGAATCGCGTTTGCGTGGGGCCAATCCCGGAAGAGTGCGGGCTGGAAGACGCCTTGGCCGCGAGCCTGGTGGCGCTACAGTGTCAGGAATGCCGGTGCACGTTTGAGCAGATCCCGATGGAGCAGCAGTATTGCCCGATCTGCGGAACGGGCAGGGTGGCGCTGAGGGGGGAGGAATGAAGAAGCAGAGCCAGGTGCAGACGGACCTGATCAAGCGGTTACGGACCGAAGTTTACAAGGCCTTCAAGCGCTACGGCTGGACGCGGGTGGAGGCGGAAGGCGCGCTGCTATTGTTGTGCCTGCCTCAGAACAAAGGCAGGACAATAGATCCTGGGTTGCTTGAGGCTCTAACACCACTTAGGAGAGTTGTTTGCGCGCTTATGGACGTGACATGGGAGCGAGAGAATGGAAGATCCTCTTAGCAAAAGGGTGATAGTAGAGCACTGCCCGAGGTGCGGAGTGAAATGGAGCAACGAACCGTATATCACCGGTGATCAAGACGGGAGGCCCGTGATCGGCCTGGTATGCGGCTGCGGGATGAAGACGGAAGTATTGCTGGAGCAAGGCATGCCTTTGCAGGTGAACCTGGCAAACGCCATCTTTGGCGCGATGTGCCAGGTGGTAAAGGTAGCCTTCATGCTTCAGCGTGACATAACGATAACAATCAACAAGGAGCAAGATATGAAAAAGACAACGAAGCCGGAGGTGGACAATGCCTAAAGGCGTGAGTGAGTGCCCTGTCTGCCATGGCAAGGGGACCCTGACCGAAGACGCGCGGGGATATGAATTTGTGACGCGCGACCCGATGACGAGCCGGTGCTTGGTGTGTAGCGGGCGAGGCCACATAAATGGACGGACCAAGCTGCCCAACGGACAGGAGGCCCATACCATCCTTTCGGGAAAGCGGCTGAACGTGAGCAGGAAAGCCAGCAAGCAGATCGTGCCGGATGTGGGCATTGATTTGAGCGTACCAGCTGACATGGTGAAGGAGGTTAAAGAGGTTGAGAGCGTAGTGCGGGAGCAAGAGGGGCATTGGCCCACACGCTACATCATGCCCGACGGCTCGTTCCTGGTGCGCCCGACGGATCCGCAATATTTGGAGGTGCTGCGGCGCGCGCGGCAGCATGCCCGCAGCAGGGGCACGTGGAGCAGCTATGACGAGCTGCGCTATGTGGACGTGCTGGAGGGTGTAATCGACGGGACGAACGAAATACTGAAGGAGGCGCATCATGCCTAAAATACTGGATTACAACGGAGATAAGTACTGGATCAACGGCGACAACCAGATGGTGCTGGAACGATACGTTTCAGCCGACGACAAGAGCAGGGACAAGCTGGTGGGCGAGTTGATCAAGCGGGCGAAGCGGCTGAACAAGCTGATCATTGGCGAAAAGGAAGCGATGTCGCACGCCATCGCCGATTATCTGAACAAGGTCGCGGCGGCGAAGGGTGAGGAATGGAGCGGCGGCACTACGCTGTACAACTTCAGCGCGGACCAGGCGGTGGTGATCAAGATGGCGCGGCGGATCGTGTTCAGTGAAAAGCTGAACCTGGCCAAGCAGAAGATCGACGAGTGCATTCGGGAGTGGAGCACGGGCGCGACCGACGAGCTGAAATCGCTGGTCACCCGGGCCTTCGAGATGGATAAACAGGGCAAGTACGACACCAAGCAGATCCTGGGGCTGCGACAGATGAAGTTCGACCACCCGCTCTGGCTGGAGGCGATGGAACTGATCGTGGACAGCATCATCGTGCAGGGCACTAAGACCTACTTCTACTTTCAAGAAGCGAACGAGGAAGGCGCGCTGGAGAGCATCGTGCTGGACTACGCGAAGCTGTGAGGACGGGTAATGGCCGAGATCAAGGAACTATGGATTATGGCAAGGGAGCTGCTGGGACAGGACGAACTGTCCCGGCGGTTCCGGGGCTGGATCCGGAATTTAATCCGGACGGCGCGCGTGAAGCAAAGCAGCAGAGACAGCTGGGAGCTCGACGCGGACGACGCGCAGGTGATAATCAAGGACCTCAACGACCGCACCAAGAGCAAGTTTTCGCTCACCGACAACGCGCAGGTGATGATCAGCAAGCTCTTGAGGCAAGGATATACAGTGCAGGACTTTATCCGGGTGCATGAGATCAAGACCACGCAGTGGTGGAATGATGAGAAGATGAAGAATAATCTGCGGCCGAGCACGCTATACCGGCAGAGCCATTTTGATGAGTATTTGGGTGAATGGCACCGGCAAGAGGCAGAACGGGCGGAGCTGGCGGCGAAACGTGCAAAGCAGCAAACAGCGGCGCCGGCACGGGCGGCGGTTAAGCAGGCTGAACGGGACGCCGTGGTATCCGAACTGAACGCGCGCGCCTGGCATGATTTTGAGAGCTGGGGGGAGTTCATGCGGTGGACACTGCGGTTCCCCGACGCGAGCAGTTTGAACGCATATTTGGAAGATGTGCCTTCCCGGCTCCGCGCAATGCGCACAGCGCCGAGGATGGGCTTCCTGGCGGCGACCAAGAATTGTCCAGACGGGGCCAAAACGGAGTATTTGAAGCTGAAAAAGGAGCATGCGCATGGAACTGTTCAAGAGTGACCGCTGTTACCGGCCCGACGAGATCGCCACTATCCTGGGAGTGGTGATATCAACCGTGTATCGCATGATGCGCGACATCGAGGACCCACTGCCGAGCTACCGTATCGCCGGCAAGCGGCAGTTGCGCGCGCAGGGGAAGGACCTGAACGCGTATATGGAAAGGCATCGAGTGTGCCCAGAAAATGAATGAAGCTAGCCCCGGGTGACCCCGGGGTTTTTTTGTGGAAACAGTGTTGCTTGGGCTGGATACCGGGGGAAAGTTTGGTGACAGTGAAAAAAAGTGTGGCAGGAGTGGGCAGGAGGATTTGACGAGATGAGGGGAGGCTGATGAAATGGAGCCATGGCAAACAGTAAAGCATTCCGCGAGAAAAAAGAAGCCGCTTTTGAAGCGTTCATGGGCGGCAAGACCAATCCCATCGAGCTGGCCGCGCTGGTGGGCTGCGCCCCCAAGACGACCAACAAGTGGATCAAAGAGGGCGCGTGGGACAGGATTGAGGGGGAAGAGCGCAGATTGAACCGCAAGATCTCGGTAGCCAGGAAGAAAGCGCTGTTGACGGCGTTGGAACAATACGCCAAGGATCCAAAAAACACGGCGCTGCAGAGCCTGGTGAGCATCCTGCGGGCAGAGCAGCGGCGGCAGGAGCCGGCCAAAGAGCTGAATGACTACATTATCAAGTTCCTTGATCATACCACAGATTACATGATCGAGCGTGAGCTGGGCGGGCTGTGCAAACAGTTTCAGGCCATCCTGATGGACCTGGCCGAATACCTGCGAAACCGTAATGGATAATACACCCCCATGTCCCTCCTCATACCCCTCCGTCCGACCCCGGCCACGCCCAGAGCTATCTGGCGTGGCCGCTTTATGAATTATATGAACAACAGAATAACAGAGGCTTGAAATGGATGATTTGCTGATCAAGATATTGTTTGCGCTTTTTGGTCTATACAGCGCCGCGATGACTTGGATATTCAAAAGCGTATATGGCGAACATAAGAGGCTGCAGAAAGAGCACGGCGATCTGCGCGAGAAGGTGGCCTCGATTCGGAACCAGATGATGCTGGATTGGCAGGAGACGATGAACAAGCAATTCGACCATTATCTCGAACAGATCGACGCGAAGTTAGACGCCTGGTGGAATAAGATTGAGTGTAACCTGATGAATGAGGGGCGCCTCCCTCCTCGGCGTAATAAAAAAAACCCGGAGCAATAAATGCAGAAACCCGCCGTCATCACCGCCTTCACCGGCGACACCATCGACCTCCGGATATCGCTCTACGATTCCACCGGCTCACCCCTCGCCCTCACCACCCTGGGCCTCACCGTGCCCACCCTCTCCGTGGACGGGCTGGACGAACCGATAGCTGGCTCCGTCAGCGGCAATGTTGTCTCCCTCACTGTCCCCAAGGAAACAGCTTTGGAGGCTGGCACCCACCCCTTCTACGCCCAGATCGCCGATGCCGACGCAAACACCCTCTACACCATCGCCTACGGCCATCTCATCATTAAGGACCTCCCCGTGGTCACTTTTCCCACTCCATGATCGTCACTGCCCGTCTCCAGGCCCGCCTCCACGCCCAGCACCTCACCGCCCGGATCTCCCGCGTTCCCTCCTCCGCCGCCCTGGACACCGGCCTCCGCGCCACCCTCGACCCCCTCTCTGTGGACATCCCCCTGCCCCAGTGCGCCGTCCCGGTTATCTCTCTTTCCGCGGATAATCCCATTACCACCGACAGCCTTCACTCCATTACCTGCGCGACCCTTGGCGCCGCTATCTATTACACTACCGACGGCTCGGATCCCAGCACCGAATCCACCCCTTACACAGTCCCCTTTGCCATACCCACCCCCGGCGCCCACCAGATCAAAGCCATCGCGGCGGCTGAAGGTTACACTACCTCCGCCATCGCCGCCTCGAGCGTTTTCACGGTCACCTTGGACACCAGCGGATATCTCAGCGCTGTAACTGGTTCTGGCGCGCCTATCCCCGTTAAAACCCAGGGCGCCTATCATTATCTGATTTTCAATCAAAGCGGCACTCTCACGATCCATACGGCAACGGAAGTGGACTATCTCTTGGTTGCCGGAGGTGGGTCCGGCGGCGTGACTAATTTAGGTTCCGGAGCTGGCGGCGGCGGCGCGGGTGGGTGTAAGTATGTGCCTGCTGCCACCGACCTAACTGTTGGCGCGTACAACGTGGCTGTCGGCGCAGGTGGCGCCGGGATTGACGGCAGCGGTGACGGCGGTGTCGGCGGCGATTCCGTGATAAATGAATATTTTACCCCTTTAGTAGATATAAACAAAACGCTGGGAGGTGGCAAAGGTCTGTATAACGGGGCCACGGCCACGGCGACAGGCGGTTCTGGTGGGGGGAACAGACACATCATTACTGCTTCTCCTTTGGGAAACGCCGGACAAGGCCACAACGGCGGTGGCGGGTATGCCAGTGGATCCAACCGCCAGGGCGGCGGAGGCGGCGGCAAAGGCAACGACGATAATCCGGCTGTCGATGGCGGCAATGGCGTAGGGCTTTCGGGCACCTCCACCGACGGCGGTAATGGTGGCAGCGGCATTGACATGAACACCCGTTTTGGCCTCACCAACGGCGTGATAGACGATGTTGTGATTGGCGCGGCTGGCTGGTTTGCTGGCGGCGGTGGCGGCAGCGCTACCTCGACCCGACCCGACGGCATCGGCCACAGCGGCGGCACCAACGGCCGCAGTGGACTCAGCGCCCTGGCCAATACAGGATCCGGCTCCGGCGGCAACGAAGTCGCTGCCTCCGGCAACGGCGCGAATGGCGTGTTTATCATCCGCTGGGCGGCATAATGGACAGCTACCGGCACTGTGCCGAACTCAACGAGGCCAACGTGGTGATCAACATCATCTGCTGCGACAACGTCGCCTGGGCCAACTCTCGCCTGGGCGGCACCTGGATCGCCGTAAACACATCCTCCTGCGGCATCGGCTGGACCTGGTCCGGCTCCGAATTTATCCCGCCTTCTGATCCCGAGGAGCCCCAGGAGCCCCCATGGGATTAACCCCTCCGCCCCCGCTCCGCCCCCTTCACCAGTCGTCATCCCCGCGTAAACTGGGATACAGTCCCTACACCTACCCCCATCTTACCTCACACCAATTTATCGACAATAAGGAGAACACCATGAAACAACGCCTCGCCAACCAATGGAAGCATCTGCTCGGCTTCTGGATCGTCGCCACGGTCTGCGGATTCCTGCACTGGCTCATCCTCAAAGCCGACCCCAAAGCCCAGATGTACCTCTGGTGGTTCGGTGTCTGGGCCATCTTCATCTTCGCCCTGAATATCGAACGCAACCAGTTTATCCTCTCCGGCCTTTCCCTGCGCGAATACCTCCGCCGCAAATGGCTCGACACCCTCCTGGACTTCATCTGCTCCCTGGCCGGAGGCATCCTCGGCCTTCTCCCCTGGTGGTACTGGAGCGGATTCTGAACCCGATCATGAACCCAATGGCGTAAATCATGCCTAAATTCATACAGCGCCAACACAAGGCCCTGGCCGAGATCGCGGCCAAGACCGAGCACATCAAGCCGTTTCGGCAGGATAGCCCAGCGCTGCGTGACGAACGCATTGAGAGGGCCACCGGCGAGGGCTGGGCGGCCTTCAGTTATTTCTGTGAGACCTACTTTCCACATGTGTTTACCAAGCCCTGGTGCAGCTTCCACAAGGAGATGTTCGAGCATACGCACGGATTTGTCGGGGTGATCGGGATCACGGGATTCCGCGGTCTGGGCAAGACGGTGCTGATAGGCGTGGTTTACCCGATCTGGATGATCATCAAGGGCGAACGCTATGTGATCCACACGGCTGCCGACCTTGATCTGGCTGTTGAGCGGAGCGCTTTTACTTTGCACGAATTGCAGAACAATCGGCGGTTGCTGACGGATTGGCCTGATCTGACGCCGACAGAGACGGAGAAGGAAGACTATTACCTCAAGAACAAGGCGAGGATCAGGGCCAGGAGCATCAAGCAGAGCCACCGGGGGACGATCAACCCAAGGACAGCGATGCGCCCCGGCTTGATCGTGTGTGACGACATCGACAAAGACGAGAACATGGGAAACCAGAGCATAGGGCGCCGGAAGATGGAGAAGATCACCCAGGAACTGGCAGGCGCCCTGGACCCGGCGGAACCGGGCGCGGTGATCTGGCTGGGCAACCTGGTACACCCCAACTACGCGATATGTCAATTTGAGGCGCTCATATCAGGCGATATTCGGGCCGATCACCCGGAAATGGACTTGGGGCACCAAACCGCGTTAAAAACTCCACAGCGGGCAATTCTGCGCTATTCATTGGAAGATTCGCGGGGGCGCAGCCACTGGGAAGAGCAATATCCGAGTGAAAGCCTGGCCGAGCTGCGACAGAAATTCGGGCACACGGGCTACCAGCGGGAGATGCTGGGGCAGCCCGTGATTGAGGGGAACATCTTCAAAAACGATTGGTTCACGCGGTGGCGCCGGCTGCCGGAGCCGCGGAAGATGAAGCGGGTGTGGCTGTACGCGGATCCAGCCTGGGGCGAGAAGGGCTGTTATAAGGCCGTGATCTCCATAGGTTACGACGGGGAGAGGTTTTATATATTACATGCATGGGTGCGGCAGACGGAGAACACGAAGTTTTTCAAGTACTACTACGACGCGTATCAGGAGCTGGACCGGATATACAGGGTGAAGGCGCGGGCGGCATGTGAGACCACCTTTGGCCAGGGCAGGATCCTGGCTGATTTTGACCGCTGGGCGACGGACAACCATCTGCCTCCGATCAGCCACCGGATCAAGCGGATAGACAACAAGGAAAACAAGAATCTGCGCATCGAGAGGACGGAGACGATCATCGAGACGGCGAAGGTGTTGTTCCCGGAGGGGCAGGACACGCCGACCCTGATCAGCCAGTACCTTACGTATCCGGATGGATATTTGGATGGTCCGGACGCGTTGGCCGGATGCCTGGAGCGGTTCCGCGAATATGACATTGGGCGCAACCGGGTGAAGGTGCGGAGGATGAGCTGGTGAACTACTTTGACAGCCTGATGCTGGAGTATTACCGGGTGCTGAACAACGCCTGGAAGAAGGAGCTGAGGGAGAGCGCGCTGATGGCGATCTCGATGCTGGCTGAGCTGCCGGCGGCGGAGCGGGTGGACCAGGCGCGGGTGAACGCGCTGATGGACGTGATCAACCAGAACCTTGGCAACGACTTCATGATGGCCGTGAGCCAGGAGACCAAGGCATACGTGGAGCGCAGCCTGCGACTGGGCCTGCAGGACGTGAAGACGAGCGCCCAGGAGCGGATCGGGATTGGCCTGTGGGGGATAGCGGACCAGAAGCTGGCCGCGCAGATCCAGAACCAGAACCTGTTTTGGATCGGGCAGCATTTTGGGGCGGACATCAGCCAGGACTTCAGGGACACGCTGACCAAGGCCATCGAGCAGGGCTATACCAAGGACATGCTGGCCAACGCGCTGCGTGACCAGTTCAACGATCTGGGCCAGAAGGGAGATCTGTACTGGCAGGGCCTGGCAGAACACACGGCGCTGCGGATCCGTGAGTTTGGGCGGCTATCCGGATATGAAAAAGCTGGGGTGAAATACTACCGGCTGGTCAATCCGATGGATGACCGCACCAGTGAGATCTGCTGGGCGCTGGTGAGCCAAAACAAGCTTTATCCGCTGGACGTGGCTTTGGAGGTGAGGGACAATCTGATGGAGATCGACGTGAACGCAGAAGGCCTGGAGGAAGCGCGGGAGCGGATCAAGGCGGTGGCACCATGGGTGAAGCCGAGCCAGATCGAGAGGGACAGGGAGGGCAATCCCACAGGCGTGAGCGGAGCGTACACGCCATTTCCGCCGTTTCACTGGAAATGCCGGACAGAAACGGAGATTGTGGAGTGAGCGTGAAAAAAGTGTGGCAGGAGTGGGCAGGAGGATTTGACGCGAAGGCGTGGCCGCGGAGGAATGGAGCCATGAACAGCCAAGAGGTAACCATATGAGCGCGATCCCAATCGACGGACCCGAGCTGGTGACGATATTGAATCTGCCGGCAGACCTGTCCCGGAACCCAATATGGGGCGAGCACGCGGGCCTGGTGCTGGCCGAACTGGCTGAGCTGCTGGATGAGGACACCTACGCGGACGCGGTGGGCGACATGGCAGCCGAAGACGAAGGATACCAGGCGATCAGGGTGGCATACGCGTTTATGATGCTGAGAAGCGCGCTGGAATTTTTGAATTTGAAGACGGTGGGCGAGGGGATAGTCAAGGTTGTGGGCATGGACGCGGCGACTACCGAGCTGCTCACTGGCGGTGAGATTGACGCTTTCAAGGACAGGCTGGAACTGCGGGTGCTGAAGCAGCTGCGCACGTGGCTGAGCGCGGCGGGGCTGGAACGCCTGGACGAACTGAAGCCGCGGCAGGCGCGGATTATCCGCATAGGTGTGATCTGATGCCCGATACGGACGAGATCATGCGCTCTATTTACCATGCGATCCTGGACGCTTTGGAAAGCAAACTGCACCTTTTAGGCGGCGTGATAGACCGGGATGCCCGGCGCGAGATTTTGAAACAGAAGATATACGACAAGGGCGATTTTTATCGCAACGCTGGTTACGTTGTTACAGTCCAGAATGACGGCATGACGCTGCAGGTTGGTTCCAACGTGGCTCACGAGCCCTATGTGCTGGGCGGCAAAGTGCCAAGCTGGACGCCTATAGCCCCATTGATCGCCTGGGTTGAGCGCAAGAACCTGTCCTGGGCAGACAAGGCCACCGGCAAGGCGCTATCGGCTGTGCAGATGGCATACATGATCCGCGGCAAGATAAGGCGCGAGGGGATCCCGGCACGCAACGTATACCAGGAAGTGATCAACAACCGGGAGCAGTGGATATATCAGCAGCTAAACAGCATTGAGGTAAGATTGTGACCCCGAACGAAAAGATGATTTATCAGCGCGAAGCGATCCGGCAGGCTCTCGCGACCGCCGGCCTGGCGACAGTGCTGTATAACAAAGACGACATTCCGAAGGAACTGCCCGCGGCGATAGTTATCTTGCGAGACGAGACAGGCAAGAACGGAACGGCCAGACGCTTTACCGACACGGATCTTAATTGGATCGTTTACCTGATCGTGAACGCCCAGGGAGTGAGCGACCCGGACGCCGAGATATACCGGCTTAAAGAGTCTTTTCGCGCAAGTTACCTTGAAAAGTTGGGCAGGGACCTGCCCAGGGTGGAATATTACACCAGCCGGATCGACGGCGCTCGCCTGGTGCGCGTGGCCATGATCGAGCTGCTGCGGAGCGGCACGGGGGCGGGAGCATGAAGATTATCCGTTTGGCCGGACAACGCCTGGCCATCAGCACCGCCGCTGATCTGCTGGAGCGCAAGTATCGCAACGAGCAGCCAGATCTGAGCAAGTGCCAGCGGGTGGGCAAGCAGATCGTCAGCAAGGCCGCGGAGGCCAAGAAGACGGTGGCGAGCCCCTACAGCATGAGTAAGCTACTGGACCTCTTGGACACAGACGAGTATCACAGCGGCTGCATTGACGCGCTGACGATGGCCACGGTGATGCAGTGCGACGTGAGCGACAGCCGGATTAATGGCTGGCTGGCCAACGCGCAGTTCCCCGGCTGCGAGACATTCGCCTCGATTTTGGGCGAGCTGGTGAAGTTCTATCTGGCTTGCGGCAACGGTTTTTTAGCCAAGATGCGCAACACGGGTGGCGACTGGGTGGGCCTGGAACGCCTGTTGCCCTCTGAAATGCAGATTGTGGAGAACTATGATGAGTTCGGCTTTTTCAAACCCAATTACATCCAGGTGAAGAACAACAAGAAGAAAGACTTTGCCTACGGCGACATCATCCACATGAAGAAGGGCACTCACAAGAGCGAGGCTTGGGGCCTGGCCGGCCTGCCCATCGCCATGAATATCGAGATACTGGGGGAGATCAAGACCTTTGATTACAATAACTTCCTGAACGGCCTGATGATCGACTATTTCGTGATCGTGGAAGGCGGCACCCTGCGCGACGGCACCGTTACCGACGATGACGGCAACGAAGTGGAGACTGACGCCTACAGCGAGATCGAACGGGTGCTGGGCGAGGTGAAGGGCAATGCCAAGAGCCACAGCACCGTTTTGATCGAGAGCGAGAACAAAGACGTGAAGATCAGGCTGGAGCCGCTGCGGCAGCAGGACCGCGAGGGCGGGTTCATCACGTTGAAGAAAGACCTGAGAGAAGGAATCTTCGCCTATCACCGGGTACCGGCGCGGGTTGTCTCGCAGCTCATTCCCGGCCAACTCGGCGGTGATAACACGAGCGACATGCAGATGTTCTATTCATTTGTTGTGAAGCCTTTGCAGCAGCGGCTGGCGGGGCTGATCGCGAGTGAGTTCAAATATGAGTATGGATGGCAGACCGAGCCGGGCGCCTTTGATTTCGGCGATCTGACACAGGAACTGCAAACAACTGATGAGAGGCTCTTTAGCGGCCTCCGCAACAACTAAAAAGGAGCAAGAGATGAAACTCTTACGCAAGCGGGTCCGCAAGGGCGAGCTGCGCAACGTTGAAGTGGACTTGATTAGTCTGCTATTTGACGACATGAAGCCAGCCAATCAGCGCGGAGCCGTGATCAAAAGTGCCGACGGGCGTGCCTACCGCACCATTGGCGCGACCGCCAAGAAATTCAAGGCCGAGACCGTCGGGAATGAAGGCCTGCTGTACGTGACAGTGATGGAGCCCGACACCATCGACGCCCAGGGCGACACTTACACCACAGAAGAGGTGAAGAAAGCCGCGTATCACTTTGCCAAACAGGGCTTGGTGGGGCGCAACGATGTGAACCACAACAACCAGCCCGTCCCAGAGTTCGTGATCGCCGAGAGCTACATCCTCAAGGCCGAGGATGCCGCTCATTTCCCCAACAGCAAGGTGGGCAGCTGGGTAGCCGTGCTAAAGTGCGAAGATTTGAGCTCGCCGCTGTGGCAGAAGGTGCAGAAAGGCCAGTTCAACGGCGTGAGCATCGCCGGCATGGCCGAGGACTCCGGCAACCTGAGAAACGCCGCCCTGGTGGCGGAATTGAAGGGTCAGCTGGAAGATATCCGGAAGAGCCTGGGCGCCAACCCCAGCGCGGATAGCGCGAAGGTGGTGGAGAGCCTGGAAAAGAGAATAAACGAGCTTGAGAACGCGGACGAGAACGCCGCGACGAAAGAGCTCATCAAATCATTCACGAGCGAAGTCAAGGAGCTTTCCATGCAGATCCGCAAGGCCATCAGTGCCAAAATCCAGGGAGAGCCGGGGGATGGCGCGGCTATCGACCGTGAGGTGATAGTCGACGGCAATAAAGTCCTGGTCAAGGCGTCCAAAATCGAGCTTTACAAAGGCATCGCGGACGTGGACAGCGGGGCGGCCATGAACATCCTCACCGCCAACACCACCAGTCTGTTTATCGATGAAGTGGTGGGTGGGCTGGATGATGACACCCTCAACGACATCACCGTCGTGCCTTTGATCAAGGACGAGAAGATCGACGCCGGCGTTATTGCCGATTTAGTGCTGACAAACGCACTGGATACCCCCGCGTCTGCTCAGGCTGTCGGCACTGCTGACATCACCTGCACCACCGGCATTCTGACCGGAGAGTTCAGCTTAGGCCGCGATGTGGTGGAGTTTTATAAAGACAAATACGGCGACGCCGCCTTTGGCGCTTACGTCGAGCAGCACATTGCGAAGAAAACCTCCAAGGCGTTGCGGAAATTGCTTTTCAGCGGCAACCGCGACGCCAGCCCCGGCGTTCTGAAGGCCCTCAATGGCGTGATCCAACTCGCCACGGAAGCCTCTCCCACCGCCGTGACGGCCATCGACACCGAGCTCTACCCGCTCTATGCCGACCGCTTTGAAGCCGCCTTGTTGGCGTTCAGCGCCGACGTACTGGAGGAGCAGTCGAACTTCGTGTTCTACATTTCTCACCACGACGAGATCCGCCTACGCGCCGAGCTGGCCCGGCGTGAGACGGGGGCGGGTGACCGCTTCCTGCTGGAAGGGGGAAAGGTCTTCTTTGGTGGAATCCCCGTGAAACCGCGCTACATGCCGGACAACTACATGATCGTGGGCCTGCCCAAGTTCATCATCCTCGGCTACCGGACAGACGCTGAACTGAAGGTAGAGCATCACGGTTCAGATTGGAAATTCCACTGGTATATCCGCGTCCGACCTGGCATCACCTACGTCGACGGCTTTGTGAAGGTATTCCTTGCAGCCGACGGCAGTTAAACAAAAGGAGCATAACCACATGAAACGCACCATCCTCCTGATCCTGATCCTGGTCCTGGCTGTCGGCCTCTCCGCCCAGGCCATGTCCCTCGATTCCCGCCGCGTCCCCATCCAGGGCCCGGACAACTTCACCACCCTCACCGTGAACTGCACCGCCGACACCGTCTATACCCGCGTTACCGTGCCGGCCTACGCCGCGGAAGCATGGATCATCCTCGGCACCGGTGCGGCCCACATCTGCGCTGATTCGCTCTACTCTGAAACAAGCGGATTGAAACGCTACGCCGCCATCCCCGCCGCCACGGCCTTCACCCTCCCGGTAAAACAGATGACTAAGTTCTACATCCGGAGGGCGGCCGCTGGCACCGCCTGCGTGGTCAACATCATTTGGAGAAAATTATGAACTTCATCATTGAAAACCAGGCCCTCATCATGCCCCTGCTCGGTGCCGTCATCGTCTGGATCCTCGGTCTCCTCGTCAAAAAGCAGATCGATAAGGCCAAGATTATCCAGATCCTCACCATCATCCTCGACGTCATCCAGGACATCAACAACGAGCCCGCCACCAAATCCCTGGAGAACCACGAAAAGAAACAGCTCGCGGTAACCCGCGTCAATTCTGCCCTCCCCGCTAAGCGAAAAACCACGCTTGAAAAGGTCTTCGGCACGATCGGCGGCGCCATTGAGTTCGTTTACACCCAGCGCAAATGGCTCTTCGCCGGCGCGCAAAAACTCATCAAGGCGGTATTCTGATGGCCATCACCACCGTCCAAAAACTCACCACCTTCCCCGCCGGCACCGATGCCGACGACCTCGCCTTCGACGAGCTCATCGAACAAATGATCGGTGACGACGTTTACGTCGCCGAAGGCACCCTCGATGCCACCGACCTCGCCGCCATGACCGGCGACCAGGCCACCATCGCCTCCAACCTGGCCTCTTACTTCGATGTCCTCGGCGAGCTCGCCGAGGCCGCCGCCAAGGTCGAATCCAAAAATACTGCGCTTAAGACACGCAATTACAAGGTCGCGGGCAAGCGCACCACCACAGTAGAGATCAGCCTGGTGGGGATCAGCAACCTCCAAAAGGCCTTCCTGGAATCCACAGCCTTCACCGGCACCACCGTCACGATGTTCATGCAGAACACCGAAAAAGACCGCGTGATAATCTTCAACGGGATGAAATGGGCAGTCGACTGGGACGGCACCACGGACGGCCTTTGGAACGTGAAGCTGAGCACCGAGTTTACCGGCGCCACCAGCGACCGGGTGTATGTTTACAAGGACATTCCCGCCACCGCTGGCACCTGATAACGATGTTTGAAACGCGAACGGGCACCTGCCTCTCTCACGCCGCGCTAACCTCCAGGGCGCGGCGAGCGGGTGTCCTGACGCACACATTGCACTTAACCAGCCCCGGCTTACCGAGCGCCGCGCCGCCTCTATTGCGGGCGTTCAGCCGGGGCATATTATGAAGGGATTGAGATGAATAAAGTGACTTACGCGCAACTGCGCGAGATACTGGCTTTGACCTTGACCACGGGCTCTATCCGGCTGAAGCTGGACCAGCTGCTGAGCGGGCAGAGCGTGGAGATCAATGAGGGCCAGGTCATTGACATGATCGTGGAATCAAACATCGACAAGGACATGATCCGGATACTATCGGGCCAGGACCCGGACGGCATGGACGCCATCGAGGCAATGGAGTACATCAGCGATTTTTTCGCATATATGAGGAGCAGTTCGCCGAAATTCGCCGGCTGGCTAAAAAGTATAAGATCCGCGGCGAGTCCAGCGGCTCCGGCAAAGAGCAGAACCTCCTCGAAGAATTTGAAATGACGTTGCGCGAACTGGGCTTTGGCGCGGCTGATTTTGCGGCCTTAGAACTGCCGGACCTGTATCTGCGCTTTTGCATAGCCCACCAGCGGGCCAGGAAGGCCGCGAATGGCTGAACTGACATTTAGGCTAAGGATCGACACAGGCAACGCCACCGGCGAACTGAGGCAGGTGGAAACGGCGGCTGACGCCACCAAAAACCGCGTTGAAAGCCCGTCCATTTTGAGGGTGGACGCATCCACGGCGCTGGCCTCGATCCGCGACATCACGGTAGCCGTGGGTGGCGCCCTGGCCGCGGTGAAGGGACTGGCCACCGGAATCAACGCGCTGTTGGACGCGGAGCTCGCACAGCGCAGAGCTCTGACGCTGGCCTCGGTGGCGTTTGGCGACTCCGCCAAGGAGATGGCTGTGTACGCGTCGGAAATGCAGTCGGTGACGAACTTTGGCGATGAAGAGATGCTATCCATGTTCGCCAAGATGAGCCAGACATTCAAGCTTAGCACTGATGAGATCAAACAGCTCACGCCCTATTTGCTCGACTTTACGGAGGCCACCGCAGCCACCGGCATGACAATGGAATCGGCCTTTGACCTCATGGGACGCGCTTTGAACGGCCATACCGAAATGCTGGGCCGGCATGGCATCGAGCTGGATAAAGACCGCCTGGCCATTGAAGGCGTTTCCTATCTGGTGGAAAAGCTCGGTGAGGACTACGGCGGCACCGCCACAGCGCTCGCGGATCTGCGCACTCAGAACCGCAACATGTGGGGCGACGTGCAGGAAGATGTGGGTGGCATGTTGGCCCAGGTGTTCAACCCCTTGCTTAAGTGGCTTAAGGCCATCATGGATGCTTTTAACGGGCTGAATCCAGTATTGAAGGGCGTAATCGCTGGGCTGGTGATGGCCGTGCCGGTGATCGCTACCGTGGCAACGGCGATTGTCGCGGTCACCGCCGCGGTGGTTGCTTTAAAAACCGCCATCAATCCGGTGGTGGGCATCATCTCCCTGGTTACCGGCGCAGTTACCGCCGGGGCTATGGCCTACGGCGCTTATGCTGCATCGGCGGATCAGGTGGCTGATTCACAACGGACTGTAGCCGATGAGATCACAGATGCAAACACCCAGATATCTATCGAGGCGGAAAAGTTCAAGACATTGTCCACACGCTTGCTCGAGCTTAAATCACGGACTGACCAAACAGCTGAAAGCAAAGGTGAGATGAAGACTGTCATAAAGTCGATGAATGAACAGTATGGCGATTATCTGACCAACATAAACATGGAAACAGCATCGTACAATGAACTCGCCTCGGCTCTTTCGGCGGTGTCGGAGGCACTGGTCCAGAAGAAGGTGGCTGAAGTTTATGGCGAGAAGTACAATGCCCAGCTGAGAAAGGTCGCGGAGCTTCAAGTTGAAGTTAATGCTGGAGCGGCTGACTACAACGCAGCGATGGCCCGTAGACGAGAACTTATGGGGACGATCGACTGGGATTTTATGACCAGTGACGACAACGCCATGGGGTTCAATCCTGCCACATACTTTGGCAACGACGGTGAATGGAACAAGCTTGATAAAAAGATCAACTCATTTGGGGCATTGACCGGCCGTTTACAAGCTGCTAAACGAGAGATGAATGAGATAGGGGAAGCTTACAGGCAGGCCATGCTGGGATTGCCAGACTTATTATCGTTTGATTCTGGAGACGGAGGCAAAGGCGGAGGTGGCGGCACGCCTATCAAGCCAATCTTAGACGCCGCTGATGCCGAGCTAAAAGAATATGAACGCATGGTTAAGGAGTTGGACGAGTATACCAAGGACCAGACGACCAAGACTCAGGAGGAATATGAGAGACGGCTGGCGCTGATAGAAAAATACAGCGCGGAAGGTTCAGATATTCAGATCAAGGCAATCGAGGATCTGGACCAGTGGAAACAGGACCAGGATGACAAGGTCACCGAGGAGACCAAGCGGCGTCTGTTTGAGCAGTTGGAGGCGCAAAGGGCCGCAACAGAGCAGTACTATGAAGAGGTTAAATTCGCCGATGCTGGATATTACGAGTGGAAAAAAGACCAAATTGAGATTGAGGTAGCTAAGTTAAAGCTATCAACTGATCAGCATAATAAGCTGGTGAAGCAGAGGATCGCCGCCCTTGACGAGGAGAAGGCTGAGTGGGGAGATCTTTCCGAGTTACAAGAGGAATTTGCGGACCGGAGTCTCGAAATATCCAACAGGTCCTATGACCTTCAGATAAAAGCCATTGAGCGCTATTATGCCCGTCGCAAGGCTAAAATGATCGCCGCCGGCATCACTGAAGAGCAGATAACTAAGCAGCAGAACGCCACCATCCTCAAGCTCAATATCGAAATGGCCGATCAGATGCTCGGTGGGGTATCCGGCATCCTGGGGGATCTTGCCAACTCTATGGACCAGGAATCTGAAAAAGGGTTTAGGGCTTGGAAGGGGCTCGCAATCGCCCAGGCAATTGTCGATGCTCTGTCTGCGGCTAATGCCGCATACAAAGCAATGGCTGGGATCCCAGGGGTCGGTCCCGGACTCGGCATTGCCGCCGCTGCAGCTGCCTTGGTCGCCGGCTATGTAAACGTAAAAAAGATTTCTGAAACCCAATATAAGCCCCAGGCCGCTTGGGGCGGATACCTGGTGGGTCCTGGCCACGCCCAGGGCGGCATTGATATCGAGGCGGAGGGCGGTGAGTACATTATCCGTAAGGACCGGGTGGCAAGCTTAGGTAGAGGATTTTTTGATTTTATCAACACCGCTTCACTCGATACCATACGGACCGCTATTGCCCGTATCCCGATGCCGGTGGTGCCGATGCCGAGCACTCCCATATTTGCGTACGCCACCGGTGGCATGGTACCCATATCCGGCGCCAACAACACTTTGATTGATGAGATCCGCGCCCTCAAAACCGCCATCCTTGGCAACCGCCCAGTCGTCAATGTCTCCGTCGACCCCCTCGCCAACCACCCCGTCAAGATCGCTGAACTTACCGAACGCGGCCAAAAGCTCCGCTCCACCTACTGATGCTCACTCCCGCCTTTCCTTTTGTCTCTGTGCCGTTGCGTTAAATGAACCTCTTTAAAATTGACTTTGTCCAGGGCAAAACTGACGCCGTCGACTACCCCGACGTGGTCCACTCCCTCACGGACACCGCCGCCGATCGCAAAATCATTTCCCTCACCCTCTCCCCGGATAAACTCGCCTCTTCCAGCTCCTACCTCCGCGAGCCCCGCCGCCTCGTCATCGAGTGTTTTCCGGACGCCTGGATCACTGAATACATCATCAGCGGAAACTACGAACACGACCGCTATCTCTCCCACTACGAAGTCCAGGTCTACCGCGACGACCCCCTTATCTTCACCGGCGTTATCGACACCTCCGCCCTCTCCTGGTCTCCCGCCGCCGGCATCCTCACCCTCACTTGTTACGAAAAAACCAAGCTCCTTCAGCTCTTCAGTGATTTTGCCACTCTCTACATTGCCACCGGCGGCTACACCCTCCCCCAGATCCTCCAGATGTTCATCACCAGGATTGAGCTCGACCTCTCCATCGACCTTCCCGTCTCCAGTGCGGACTTCTCCCAGCCCCTCCTGGAGCCGGATCCTGATCCCCTCGTCCTGGACACCATCGATGTCTCCGCCATCCTCACCCTGCCCCCGGACGCCGATGGCTGGGCCTACTCCTGGACCACCGGCTCCGGCGGTCTCACCACCACCGCCATGGGCTGGTACACGCCCCCCATGGGCAGCAACCGCGTCGAGTTCTATCTCCTCCTCCGCCGCTGCCAACTCGCGGAAAAAAGCGGCAATTATGACCGCTATCGCTTCCAGACCCAGGCCGTCATCATCGAGATATTCAACGGCCTCGCCTACACCAAACATACCCACACCCACAGCTCCGGCTGGGTCCTCCTCGAGGACTCCGTGGCTGCCGGAGAGGCCGCCGATTCCGCCCTGGATTCTTTTTTTGCCGAACAAAACAAGACCTGGTCCATCATCGAACCCGACCTGGTGGATCCGGACGAATCGGTCGGCGACACCGACTACTCCCTGAATTACACCGAGGATGAGTCCGTGGCCCTGGAAGTCTCTGGCAACCTTATCCCCACCTATTTCCACCTCGGCGATTTTTACCCCGTCGGCGCCGGTACCGAGACCACCAACTGCCTCTCCGTCCTTCACGCGGCCCTCCTCATGAACAACGCCACCGTCGTCTCGGACCCGGACGGCAATCTCCGCCTTTTGAACAAGCCCGCGCCCAGTACCACGGCCGTCACCATCGCCGCGGCGGACCTCCTCTCCCTGGAGTTATCCCGCCTCGATTACGAACCCCTCGACGAATCCCCCTTCTCCGTTCTCGCCGGCGATACCCGCGACGTTCTCTCCGCCACGGTCATCGCCTGGCTAAACGAATATCACTCTGCCCGCTGGGTCGCCGATCTCGAGATCCTCGGCCTGGACACCTACCCGCTCAACCTTCATTCTATCCTTTCCATCGATGGCGAACTCTACGCCGTCACCGAGATCCAGCCCGACTTTGTAAACGACTCCTGGAAGATAAACGCTTGGAAACTACCGCCGCCCGATTGATCCGCGTCCGGATCACAGGCCCCTCCTTCCTCACGCTGCCCGATTGCCGCGTGGACTACGCGCCCAAGCTGGCGTGGCGCTCCACGCCCAGCCCGGAGACCATGCCCTGGTTCAGCCACCGCGTCGGCGTCTATCACGAGGACAGCATCGACCTCACGGTTATCCTGGCCGCGTCTGATTATCAGGCTCTCGTCGACTTCCTGGCCGCCCCCGGCGCCCTCTATATAGAGTTCACCTGGGCCGGTACCGAAGTCCTCCAGCTCCCCGTCTCCGTCTCGGAACTCCCGCCCCTTCCTGATGATCTGCGCGAATACATTGCCGAAACCTCCCTTTCCCTGGTCTCCAGCTACGAGACCCTCGCGCCCATCGACTGGGATGATTACGAGGTTCCGGCCGGCATCGAGGACATTCACCCATGATCCCCATTACTCCCACCACCATCCGCCTTTGCCGTGTCAATCCGGACGCCTCTGCCGCCTATCTCCGCTTTGACGCCACCCGCGTGGATTACACCCCCACCAAGCGCTACTCAGTGGAAAAGCCCAACGCCTTTGATCCCTCTTTCATTCACCGCCGCGGACCCTGGTTCGAGCATCTCGTCGACGCCACATTTATCCTCACGGCAGCCGAATACTCCACCCTCCTAAGCTTCCTCACCGCCCCCGGCCAGCTCTACATTGAGTTCACCTACCAGGGCACCGGCCTTCTCCAATTCCCCGTCACCTGTGAGGCCCTGCCGCCCCTCCCCGATGATCTCCGCGAATACACTGCCGAAACCACCGCCCGCTTTCGCGCCGCTTGGGCCGACGCCCCCGAGTTCATCGACTTCGACAACGTCGATCGCCTCTTTTCTTTTGCCCTCTCCGTGCCAGCCCCCACGGACGCAGTTCGCCTTTACCTGGATGAAGGGGATATGGCCTCCCTCTCCGTCCGCGCCGCCGCCGACGCAGTTCGCCTTTACCTGGATGAAGGGGATATGGCCTCCCTCTCCGTCCGCGCCGCCGCCGACGCAGTTCGCCTTTACCTGGACGAAGGCGAGATGGCTTCCCTCTCCGTCCCTGCCCCCACCGATCCCGAATAAAGGACTAAAATATGAAAACCTGTAAAACCCGCATCGGCTTCCGCCAGGCCATCGACGCCCGCCTCATCATCTCCGATCTCGACGGCTCCCACCCCAGGGAGATCCGCTTTGATTCGTTTACAAACAACTTTATCCGCCATTTTAGAAACGGCTTTGTCAAGGGAGCGTCCGGTGAAAACCTTGTCAATTCCTCCGACAGCGTCGTGGGGGTGTTCCCAGCCCAAAGCCTCACCACCGGTTACCTCAACGGCGGCATCATCCTCGGCACCGGCGCACCCTCTCGCGCCTCAACCATGTATGCCCTGGCCACCCCGCTCACCGCCGACGATGTTGAGTTCACCCCCCTCTTCGTCGATCTGGTCGAAGACACTAATGACAACACCTCCCAGATCATATTTGCCAAGCACTTTACCAATATCTCCGGTGGCAACCTCGCCATCACCGAGATCGGCCTAACCTTCAGCGAAGGCGCCACCTACTATCTTTTCTCCCACGACAAAATCGACTACACTTTTCCGGAAGATGCCACCAAAAAATTCTCCCTGGTTATCTCTTTGTCCTCTGTCTGGCCTCGCAACTTTACCCGCATGCTGGCCAGCACTTTTTCGGCGTATATACCCACGATAAAGACCTTTGATAATGCTGACTGGACTTCCACCGGTCCGTATGACAGCAACAATTATTACCGCTGGAATTACAACATTTCTTACACTAAAACTGGCCTTCAGGTCGGCACTGGTGACGCCGCGGAGGATATTACTTTCTACGACCTGGGCACTCGCCTGACCACTGCATCGTTGGAGTTCGCTGAGACCGTGTTTGGTGCCGCTATATACGATGATAATGACCCCCGCTTTACCATGTCGCGGCTTATTAAAAACACCACTGCGGAGGCGGTGGTAATCAACGAAATAGGTATCGGAGGCCGAGCGGTTGGACGGTATTCGGGCGCGCCCGAAATACTTATATTCCGCAAAAAACTCTTGATCCCCGTCACCATCGAGGCGGGCGAATGGGCATCCTTCGAAATCACCTTCCACACTACTTTCGAATGATGATTAACGCCAAAACGCATCTAATTTCATGGGCTCCTTCACGATGATATACTTTACATATTCTGTCATGCAAAATCACTCTCGTAAAAAAGGATGGTATGCAAGAATGGTGACCTAAATTGCAAGAATCGTGACCTCGTGCCTATAGCTGCAGATGACAAAAATGCAGCTGTAGGCGGAGCTGTATCTATGGGAAAAACCCTTTATGCAAGAATGGTGACCTTGTATGCAAGAATAAGTGACCTCTTACAAGTTTCTCCTCTGTTGTGTATGCTCCCAAACCTGATACCGCCACGTTGCGCGCGCAGTTGGCGCATAACAGGTAATAGCGGATGCTGTCCTCTTCGCGCCTGATCAGTTTGTCCAGTTCCGACTTCATCTGGGGGAATTGCCGTTCGTTCAGAAGGCATTCGAACACGCTTTTTTGCACTCGCTTTCCGTATTTGAGAAGGCATTTTACAGCCTGACGCCTGATCTTGTTTGAGACTATGTCAAAGCAAACCAGGTATAGTTTCATGTCGGCCATTTTTTCTCCATCATCAGGCTATCTCTAAAAACTTATGTCCAGGCAAAGGGGCTGTAATCTTTCTTTTTCTGACAATGCGCGGCTAGTTTTCTGGCTTGGAGAAGGAAAATGTCTTTCAGGCTCCAATCCCCCGCAGGTTGTTCCAAAGTAAAACGGGAGTTAACCATTTTGGCAAAGGATGTGATCACTATCTTCATGCCATCCTGATTAAGGGAGACCGGCAGAAGTCGAGTACCGGGATCTAAGCCATCCTCCTCTGCTTCGTCATCAGGCAAAGCGTTGTAAACAAAGTGTCCGGGTCTAATTTCTTTCCGGTTGATGATGGTGATGATCAGGTTGTCGACAAGTGGCCGGAATTCTTCCATCAGGTCCAATACGAGTGACTGCCTGCCATAGGCGATATCATGCAAAGCTCCGAAATAGGGGTCCAATCCACAAACATAAGTAGCCCCCATTACCTGGTTCATCAGGAAAGTGTAACCCAGAGACAGCAGGGCGTTGACTTCATCGCGGGGAGGGCGTCTGTTGCGGCCTGAAAAGGAGAATCCCTCATTTGTTATCAGGACGGGGAAGGCGGTAAAATAGTTTTTTGCAGCTATTCCTTCATACCCCCGGATGCTGTCCAGGTCAATTGAGGCTCCGGTAAGCCTCTCAATGATACCCTGATTCCTAAGGATGGCCTCCGAGATCAACATGTTTTTGTTGCGTTTGAGTCTCCTGCCGAGGTGCTCCTGCATGTTGTCCAGTTTCCCCTTAATGTAGGTGGCGGCAAGTTGTTCCCGGTTAGTCTGGGAATCCAGGAACTGGTACTGAGCCACTCTCAATTGAACGTTCTTGCCGAATTCGCCCACCAGCCGGCCTTTGAATTTTCCGTAATAGGAAAGAAATACTGTGTCGATCCTGTGCTTGAGGAGATAGGTCAAGACCGGAGTGGTAAGGGTTATGTTGCCCACGATGATCATTTGTGAAATGTCTTTGGTATGAAACCAGCGCAGGAGATGGAATCCCTTGAAAACATGAAGCCTGTCCCCCCGTTTGCAAACAGAGGCTCCCTGATCGGCAATGTAAACAACTGACATACTCAGGCCGGGCGGATATTGACCGCTTTTTGGCTTTCCCGCTGTTTTTGAGGATCATAAGAAGCCTGGAGATGGAATCTGACAGCAAGCCCCGCAGCCAGCTTCGCGGTGGACATCCTGCAATCCCTGACCCGGAAATAGTATGAAGACTTCCCCGACAGGATGAAGCCGGCTTTACCATGCGGCAGTAGCTTGCCTATCTTTCCTGTCAACCAAGGGGTATCACGGTGGATCATATCATCCAAAGCATCCATGATCGGGCCACGCAGCGCCATAAAATGGGGCAGCGTATCCAAGGAGATGTTGTGGTCTGTTAACTCCCGCAACAGATTTTGATCGATCTTCCAGCCTTTGAATTTGCGGATGGAGGCACTCAGCTTTAACAAGGCCAGGGCAAGGTCGAACTGCTTCTCCCGGGAGACAATCTGCCTCAACAACTCCCAGAGGTGGATCTTGTTCTCGGTGTCCCCGAAAGACTGAGCGGCCCGGACAGCAAGGCTTAGCGCCTGGCTGTGACGCTTCAGCTTGAATGCCACTTCGGCGGCCTCATGCAGCAGGAACCAATCCTGCTTTATCTTGATGATGCTCTCAAACATTTCCATGGCCTGATCTAGGTCTTCCAGCCGGAAATGGCAGAGGGCTTTCCGGCGCAGTAACCAGATCCCATTCCCCGATGAAAGTTGAATCCCGTTTTCCAGGGTTTCGCCGCACAATCTCAGGCATTCGGAATAGTCGCCAGACGAATACAGCGCCCTGGTAAGGATGGAGGTGTATTGTTCCCTTGCTGAGGGCAAATCCTTGCCTCCGTTGGGCGATGGGCAGGGCTCTGGATTGAGCATGAAGGGGTCCAATAACCGACAGAGTTGTATCACAAACACTGGGGGGAATTCAGGATGTTTTTTGAGCAGGGCAAAAACGCTTAAGGGCAGGGGATGAAGACCCTGTCTTTGAGGAAAAATAGCTTCCATCTTTTCCAGATGCTCCACCGCGTCAGCTCCGCCTAACTGGCCTGCTCCCTTGAAATAGTGGAAATACATGCACCAGGCAGTGTTCTGGCGGATGCCATCCCAGACGCCCGGCATAGCGCAAGCCTTGAGACCCAGCTCGATCGCCCGAGGATAATCTCCGGATTTATTCAGGGTATACAATAGCTTGTAAACTAGGGGAAAATCCCCATTGTCGCCTGATTCGCTGTACAGCTTCGAAAGAAGCTCGGCCGCCGCGGTTGGATTACCGCTGTTCGTAAGTTCCTCAGCTTGGAAGAATAGCTCTTTGCGTTGATTAAGGTTCATGGTTTCATCCTTTCATTTTCTGCTATTTAAGTTTAAGCACCAATGAAGCATCATCAGGTTTGCCCGATCTGGTCAGAACTCCATAGGGCGTTGTTATCGCATCTACTCCGGCATCGGCAAACGCAGTCAGGATATCTGTTTCAGCCTCGCTTAACCGTTCTGAGAGAGTTTGGCTGTCTTTCTTCAACTTCAGATAGTTTGAGACCATTTCTCTCAGCTTCAGATCGTTTTCCCGCAACGGCGCGGGCCTGCGGTCTTCCAACTGCTTCAAATGTAACAAAGGAGTGGGATACATTGCTTGCGCGTCGCCAAATTCGCAGTTACATGTCCCTTTTTCGAGCAGATCCCCCAGCAGCAAACGGATCTTGGGGCAGCCCATCGAGTTGCCCCGGAAGGCCGAGCGCATGAGGTCCCGGGAATCATAGCCGGGTAATCTGCGCAGTAGGGAATTGACGATTGCCGGGCCGTTTTTCAGATATCCGCAAGTATAGCGCAGCACGTTTTTCTGTCCCGCTGTCAGTTCACTCCTGCTTTGAACCATGCTGTCTAGCTTCCAAAGGGCTTGGCAGTTTTCTTTGAGGCAAAGCCATTCGGGGTCTGTTTCCGGGTCCGCCCCAATCTCGATTGCGTCCTCCGTTCTACCGTCTTCTTGCCCCGGTTCTGCGGAAACTGAAACATTAACAATGTCCGGATCCAAAGAATACAGCGCCGAAAGGAACGTGGAAGCTGAAACTTTGTTGGCGTTCCGCACAAAATCCTGAAAGCCAATCAGCTTGCCATCTTCGTCGAGCATAGAACTTGGCAGGCCCGTCAAGCGATGGATGCCGTAAGGCAGTTTAACTAGGTTGCCATAGTTTGCCGCTGAAGCGCGGGTCTGTTTGGGGAATATCTCTATGCCCAGCGGCAGGTTTTCCAGACTCACCTGTGCCGCTATCCTCTGAGCCAGGCTCCTGGCGAATTTTGCGGAAACCGGTTCCTCCAGCAGGATCCAGATATGATAGCCTTTGTAGCCGCTGAATTCCAGATTCATCTCCAAACCATAAGTCCGCAGCACGGCGCGGAAATTGGATGTAACCCTCTGGTAGCCGTTCTCCAGCCAAAGCCGGAAATCCTGGTCATGCAAGTCATCTAGGTGCGACTTGTTAAGATCAAGGTCAAAGACGATCCAGTTTACCCGGTTGGCCAGGTCCAGTTGATACACGCCGATCGTCTGGATGCCGAGTAGGTGGTTGCGTAAGTGGTTTATGTTAAGGGGTTCATGCACTGGATTGTAGCCGTGTTTTCCGTCGTCGGAGATCCACTGGCGGGCATGGCAGTTTTCTCTGCCCCGGAAGACGCGGAGCATTGTCAGCAGATCCGCCTCGGAAAAATCCGAAGTTTGCGCGTCATCTCCGGGGTTAGATTCAGCTGCTGATCTGTCTGCTGATGGCAATAACACCCCGTTTGCTGCCGCTAGTTCCTCCAATTTGCCTGCCTGTTCCCGGTCGTCATTGTCCCGGCAATGCTTCCGGCAATCAAGATAATAGGGCCGATGGTCCGGGAAGGACTCCAGGCGAGAATTGATAAATTCAAGATAATCTGAGGCAACATGATGGAGTCTGAGTATCCTTGCCTTCTGCAAGGCGGCGGAATGGTTTTTAGGATCTTCCGAGAGAATGTCAGACAATTGGGCAAGCGCTTCGTCTATACGCCCCAGCATAAGTAACCAGCGAGCCAATTCCTCTTTTTCCGCGCCATCAAGGTCCGCAAGGTTTTGGGCCACACTGCAGGCTTGGCCAGCGTACTCCAAATCCTCAGAGAGAAAACTGCGGTTGAACCGGACCCGGCACTCGTGAAAATCGCTCGGAAGCGTGCCGGCCTGTGTACCTTGGTTTAACAACATATTGGGATTTGTCATCTATACCTCCTAATGAGTCAGGGCTGCAGATAGTTCATGGAATCTCTCCTGAAGCCCGGTTTTCAGATCTATAGCATAGCTTGCAAGCAAATATCAGCAATAGTTGTGAACTGCTTCCACCTTTCGCCAAAGACGCAATGGCAGAAATGACAATGTTGGATCTGCCTTTCTGTTGTTTAATGTGAACAGTCTGACTTGATTCCTGACAAATTTTTATGCCTGCTCTCCAACGAAGTCGCCGCAACCCTTTTCGGACAAGCCCTCTTGGTTTTATTAATATAAGACCTTTGCACATAATCCTCAGGGTCTGGTGAAAAAGTAAGAGCATTTAGGATCAAAAAGTAGTTTTTGAAATCTGCAAATAATTCTTGACAAAATAGATAGGCTCATATTTTGTCACTCTA